AATCCTAGCTCTGCTCTTAACTCATCTCTAGTAAGTACCTCTTTAAGTACATCTACTCCAAATTTATTAGAGAATGGAGCTACATCTTTAATAGTAAAATCTACATAAATACCAGCTACAGAGAATACCTTAGATAAAGCCTTAACTATAATATCTTGGTAAGGCTGGATTACACTTCTACTATATAACTCATAAGCCTCTAGTAGCTCATTTTTACCTCCTAGCTGCCCCTCTGTTTTTACACCCATTAAGCTAGGGCTAACTACTCTATGCCCTATCATTAAATTTTGTATTACTAACTCATTTAAAGTCTGATACATATTATGAGCATCAGATAAAGCTAAATTTTGTATATCTGGAGTATTAGTACCCTCATCAGTAAAGGTTAGCACCATCTTTTTACCTCCTACTCCAGTCATTTTCTTAGTAATAGCTCTCTCTATTACTTGCTGCTCCTCTTCTGTAGGCTGCCCATCATTAAAGTTAATCCAAGTAGTAGGGCTAAATCCATTATTCACATTATTGTATTGATACTCAGAGATTAAGCTATCAGTTAAAATCCAGTTAGTACTAGCAGTATAGCTAGGAGCTCCATACAAATCTAGTCCTGGAGTATAATCTGATACATATAGTATTTGGTTTGCCTCAGTCCTATCATTAGGATTAAAGGCTGCTACTGGTTGGGGAGTATGCTCTTTTTTACGATAATTAGCCCAGTCAGAGCTAATCCAGTAAGTATCTACTATACCATTAGCATTAGGTACGCCAATTCTTAATTTCTCAGTAGGGATATGAGTAATACTAGCAATACCTAATTTATCCTTAGTATAGATTATATTAATAGCAAAACCTCCCTGCAAATATAAATCCTTACCTATCTTATTTAATAATCCCTCTATAGTTTCTTTAGAGTTGATATTTTTAAGTAGTAAATTTAGCTTACTAGTCTGCTCTATATCTCCTTTATCATCTATTAAAATACCTTTACCTGCTATATAACTACTAGCAGCATCTACTATAGCTCTATGAGTAGCAGAGTTATTATACATATCAATTAAAAACTGAGGATATAAATTTTTAAAAGGAGGAGTATTACCATAACTTATCCAGCTATCTCCTGCACTCTCATAAGCTGCTGGAGTTACTGCTTGAGCTAAATATACCTCCCTTAAAGGAGATACATAAGGCTTACTATCTTTACTTTTATTAACTTTTTTCTTAGGCATTTTAAGAGTTTCTAGTTAGAACGGTCCCCATCATTTTCAGTATAGCATATAGCTAATCCCTCCTGCACTCCTAATCTAGTACATCTTAAGTTAAGAGTAGTACCAGCTGGTAAAGGTATACCAAGTAAAGTACTTTCACTACCAGTAACTAAATTAGGTAGCTCTATCAAGTCTAAAGTAGTAGCTATAGGCATATATACCTTAAAATAATCAGCTCCATTTACACTCTCTCCAGAAAATATTATATCTATTTTACCTTTTCCTGCTTGCTCCCTTAAAAGGGTATTATTACTATCTATTAAACTCATTTTATTTTATTTATTTTATTTTATTATTTAACATACATATAGTTAGTAGCTGGAGGAGTTTCTATATGCTCAGTATATTGCACCTCATCAGTATTATTATAAACATAAGCCTTACCTACTTGTAATTTTCTATGATTTACATGCCTTAACCCATCTATAGTAGTATTAGATAAACTATCCTGCTCATAAACCTCATAGCTCCAGTATCCTTTAGGATATAGCTTAACTTCTCCATGTAGATTATCTGGTTTAATAGTCTGTAAATCTCTTAACCTAAGCATAATATCATTACTACCAACCCATGCCACATTACCACGTATGGCGGAATTAGGTATAATTATAGTAGTAGTACTCTCCTTAGTCATATCATTAGTAAAATTAAAGAGGTAACTCCAGTTAGCAGTAAGCCCATTATAAGGATAAGCATAGCTAGTCCTATCTAATAAGCTCATAAGTACTAAATTATCAAAATGTTGCTTTAAATATAGCACTATTTAGCCTCTTTTTTAGTTGCTTTTACCTCTGTAAAGTACTCAGTATATCCAGCTTTAATTAATAGCTCTATTTGAGCCTCAGATAAGTACTCTAATACTATCTCTTTAGCTCCTGGCTTAATCTTACAGCCCTTATATTTTGCTTTTAACTTATATCTCATCTCTTAATCCTTTTTAATAAGTATAAAAAGCTCTAATATATTTAAAAAAAAGAGGCTAAATCCTAAGATAAAGCCTCTAAAAGTATTAAAAATCTCTATTAATCTACTTAATAAGCAGGAGAGATAGTAAGATTAGTAATGTTATCAAAAGGATTAGTAGTATAAGTACCACAGTTACGCATAGGCTCAGCCTCCTGGCTCATAAAAGTAAGCTCATATCCATAAGCATCTCCATAAGCAGTACCAGTACCAGCAGTACCAGCAGTTAAATCAGCACCATTAACCTCTCCAATAGCCCATTGATTATTGTTATTATCTAAAACAAAACAAACTAATCTATTTTGAGCTAATAATTTAATCTCATCTCTATCAGCAGCAGATAATTTATGAAGTTTTACAGTTAAAGTATCCTCAAAAAAGAGGCTCCCATTCTCAGTAGATACAGTTATAGCCTCAGATAGAGAGCCAGTACCCTTAGGCAATTCATACCTATAAGCAGTAGCAGCAGCTACTTGAGTTAAGATATTTCCAGTATATGTAGGAGCATAATCAGCAACCTCTAAAAATAGTACGGAACGTATACCCCCTACTGCATCTTTACAGTCTAATAATCTCCCAGCAGTCAAATCACACGCCATATTATTATTATTTTTTTAATTAAAGGGAGGCATTATACCTCCCTTATTTATTCTAGTTAGTTACTTACTTATTAAGAGTAAAGTACACAATCAGCTCCTACTGCATGGTTTACACCGATAGAGAAGTTAGCAGCAATTCTAATAGAATTAGCTCCTATAGTATCTCTCATATCAATAGTCTTAAAAGTAGTAGCATCAGATACTAAATCAGTCGCTACAAATAAGTTAGATACTCTAGCAGCTACCATAGTATCAGCAGCTAATCCTGGACAATGTACAATCTCTACACCTTCAAAAGTTAAAGGTACATCTCCAGCATGGTAAGCATTCATATACCCTTCAGTACTCATAGCAGCAATGTAAAATCTTACAGCATCAGTACCTACATAGTATTTTAAATCATCTTTACCATATACAGCAGAAGATACACCATCTCTTAATTTACCCATCTCAGCTATAATATTAGCAGCAGATAAAGTAGTACCAGTTACATCATTTACAGTACCATCAGCTAGTAAGCCAGTCTTAAAGTCAGCCCAGATAGAATTTTCAATATTCTCTCCAATCTCAGCACCTAAGTACTCCATAACGAATGCAGAAAAATCTCCAGACATAGCAGAGTTATTAGCTCCTGGTATCATTTGTGCAGCTTGCCAGTCTTGCTCTAAGTCAGTAGCACAAAGCTCTAAATTTAATTTTTTCTTTACTGGCTCTACTGCTCTATCAGCAAAAGTCATAGTCCCAGCGTCAAAATCACAGTCAGCATTAGCAATTAATCCAGATGAAGTAACAATAGTTAAATTTCTTTTGTACTTAACACCCTCTAAGATAGTAACGTTACCATCTGCAATAGTTTTACCACTTTTTACAGCAGCTCCGATATATCCTCCAGCTTCTCCAGCATAAAGGCTACTCGTTGTAATAGGATTTCCCATTTTTGTTTAATTTTAGTTATTAATTTATTATTTATTTAATTGAGATAAGTTATACTTAACTCTATCCTTAGTAGATAATCTACCTAGCTCTACTTTAGATAATTCTTTTACTTCTACATTAGCAAATTTATTAAGCACTACCTCCTCAGTAGCAGGCTCAGCAGATAACTCTGTTAATTTTGCATTTAAATTTGTATTCTCATTCTCTAGAGTTTCTCCATAAGCTCTAACCTCTGATAATTCAGCTCTGATACTTTCTATATCTTTTTGAGCCTCAGATAATAATTCAGATACTACATTAGTTATCTCAGTAATTACCTCCTCTTTAGAAAATTCATACTCTGTAGTTTCTTTAATCTTTTTAGGCATAGGTGATACTGGAGTTTCTTCTACAACCTCAGCAGATAACTCCTCCTCTTCTACTTCTGGAGTTTCTTCTACTACTTCCTCCTCAACCTCTGTTACTTCAATCTCAGCAATTACTCCCTCTACTTCTACCATAATTTTAGTACCATTTTCTAACTCATAATTTCCTGGAGCTAAAAGAGTAGTCATACCATCCTCTCCTAAAATACTAATATCTGCTCCTACTTCTAACATATCAGCCTCTGATACTATAATAGTACCATCTACAAGTTTCTCTTGTACTGCTAACTTAGTTTCAGCATCTAATCCTAGTGCTACTCTAATTCTGTTTTTTAAATCCATTTTTAATCTTTTTTAGTAAATATATTAGTTATTAGTTTATTGTATTTTCAGTATCTCAGCTACTGCTTTAAGTATATCAGCATCAGTATCTACCTGCTTACTTAACTTCTGTAGTTTATGTGTAAATAGTCCCTCTATACTAAATCCTTTTACATTTTTACTTTTAATCTCATTCCATACATCCTCATTTTCTATCTTAAGAGATAGCATCCAAGTACCAGTAGGCACATCTATACCATAGATATTACTCTTATCCATTTTACTATCAGCTACTATCCAGCTCTCTACTGCTGATATTCCAGATAGCTTAATACTATGCTCATAGGTAGCTGATTTCTGGTTATTACTTTGTAAGTATAATTCTGAGGCTCTTTTAACCGTTTCTTTACTAAAGAAAATATTAAATTTCTCTCCATTCTCATCTACTCTCAGTATATGCTTATCTGGTATTAAAGCAGCTCCTATAATTAGCTTTTTATCCTCATCTATTTTAGCTAAAGATACTTTATTTTCTTTACTCATAAATACCCAGTTACTTTCCATAGCTGGGAATTCTACTAAACTTACTGCATCTATAGTAAGCTCTAAGTTATTCTCATCTATTAATAATTCTACTAAATCCATAATTTCTCTTTTTATTAAATATATTATTATTTATTATAGTTTACTTCTCCTCCTAATTTTAGCTAATTTAGCCTGGCTATCACTAAGCTCATCAGTAATTACAAACGCTTTTAAAGGCTCAGTAGATAATCCAGATATACCTGCTCCAGTACTAGGAGTAGTAGCTCCTCCTCTAGCAAAGCCTACACCTCCTCCTGCTACATTCATATTAGATAAAGCTCCTCTAAACATCTTAGCAGATTTAGCATTAATAACTACCTCTCCTCTGGATAATTTAGCATTTACACTATCAGAAGTACCATTACCATATCCTCCTACTACACCTCCTCTAGCCATTTTAGGTATCTCTGTAGCCTTAATCTGCTCT